GAGGCGGTGCGGGACAGCGGCTTAATTCGGCTGGACACCGTATTGGCCGTGCAGGGGGAGTTGGAACGAAACCGCGCCGGATTACGCAAACTTCCAGGCACCGTGTTGAAAAATGAAGCTACTGGGCAAATTATCTACGAGCCGCCACAGGATGCCGCCGAAGTTGAGACGCTGATGGGCAACCTAATCGACTTTATTCATGCCGAAGATGGTCTCGACCCACTCCTGCGGATGGCGATCACACATCATCAGTTCGAGAGCATCCACCCGTTTTATGATGGCAACGGGCGCACCGGACGCATTCTGAATCTTCTGATTCTGCAACGCGAGGGACTACTCGATCTTCCCGTCCTCTATCTGAGCCGTTACATCACCACTACGAAGCCCGACTACTATCGGTTACTGCAAACCGTGCGCGACGAAGAGCGCTGGGCAGAGTGGTGCGTGTATATGCTGCGCGGGGTAGCGGTGACCTCCTGCAGTGCGATCAGCCTGGTAAAGGCATTCCGTGACCTGATGCAGAAAACCAAACACGACCTCAAAGTGCGTCTGCCTAAACTCTACAGCCAGGATTTGCTCAACAACCTTTTCCGTCATCCTTACACGAAAATCGAGTTCATTGAGCGGGAGTTGGGTGTATCGCGCCCCACAGCTACCAAATATCTAGAGCAACTCACGAGTGCTGGGTTGTTGCGTAAGCAGAAGATGGGAAGGGTGAACTTCTACATCAACGATCCCTTGTATCAATTGCTGAGCGGGGTCACCTTGGATCTGCAGTAAATGCTGTAGGCATCTCGGAAATCGTGAAGCCGGTGATAAAGAGTCCGCGTGCCATGAGTTATTTACCTTTCCAGGTGGCGTTGCGCCCACGCGTGTCGATGTGGACGAAGCCCGATGATGGGTAGATGCCGAGACCACCGGTGAACTTGCCCGCCTTGCGCCATTCGAGAAGCCGGTCATAGACGCGCTGTGAGCTGATGCCGTCGAAAGTGATGTCGAGAGCGGTGAACTCAAGGTGCTGGCTGGATGATGCGCCGCCGACAGCCTTGTTGTAGTCGGGCGATCGGTAGGAACTCAGGATGGTGCATGACTTGCCGAACGAATCGCGGAGTTCGTCCACGATGCGAAGAGCGGGCACGATGTTTTTCCAGAGCAGCCGCGACGGCAGGCTGTTTTTCATGCCCTTACGCTCGCGGGCGAAATAGCTGGTGAACTCACCCGCGCCGAAGTTACGAAATCCCTGGGAAGCAAACCAATCACTGAACGTGTTCATGGCTTACTTGGAGGTGCGTGGTTCGACGATGATTTCAACGCGGCCGTCAGGGCGAACCTTGATCACTCCATCCTTGCTGATGAACTCGCCGGTGATTGCAGGTGGCGTGGCGCATGAGGCGAAAAACGGGACGGTCAGAACACCCATCGCCAAACAGAACAGTCCAACCTTGAACGATTGGTTTGGCTTGCCGTCGTCAAACAGATCGCCGAGCACGACCACCAGTTCTTTTACTGCGAGCGCGGCTGGACCGGCGGCAAGCAGGTATTTTGCCATCGTCGGATCGAAGAGCTGGGCGATGCCCGCCAGATCCAGTGCGGCGAGCGTGGACATTCCAGAACCAAGGAACGTGAGGAAACGGAGGATGGTTACGGTCTTCATGCTCCCTCGTCCGGACTGTCAACCGGGGCGGCGGCAATGGATTCCCGGCCGACGATCTTGAGCATGGTCGCCGCTGTCGCCTGCATGGACTCACAATCAAAAAAGTGATTCGGTCGCGAGCCGATCTGCTTCCACATCCAGTGACCCTTTTCCTTGATCCGCTGCTCGCTTTCGAGCTGCGCAAGATAGTCGTCGTCGATGTCGTCGGGAACCTCCCAAGTCGGTCCTTTGGCAGGATCTTGGTTGCGGCGCAAACGGGCGAGCGTGTCTTTGATATTGAGGTTGCTCCAGTAATGGACGTGGCAGGACTGGCGATGCGAAAGCACGACCTTGCGCCGGGGCGAGTAGAACCGTTGGACTGTTTTCCCATCGCGCCCCTTGTGCGCATAGACTGGGCGGCGGTCGCCAATGAGCGCGACCCATCCTCGCTTGGCGCACTCACGATAGACATCGTAGGTCGCATAGCCGGCATCGAGAAACACGAGGCTCGGGTGAACATCAAAGCGTTCCTGCAACACGTCGATGTCGGTGAAGGTCAGGATGCGCTCGTTCCACATGAGGCGGCTAGATCCCTCCGCCGACCATGAGCGCACCACGGCGAACAGGTGGTCCATCTGGCAGTCCACTGTAATGAAGCGCAGCGGGATGAGGCCGTTGCGCTCGGGCAGCGGGGCGGCAATCACACGTCCGCTCTTCGGCTCAATCGCGCCCTCCTCTTCCCATGTCTCGCCGCGCTTGTAGCCGGATTTTACGATCTCCAGCTTGTAGTCTTCGACGTATTCGCGCCACGGCAGGCCGAGCCGCTTCTGATAGAATTGTTGGAGCAGTGAAACGTCGCCCTTGCGCGCCGATGCCTTGGCCCGCAGGTAGAGTTCGGCAAGCTGCCCCCAACTCATCGCGCACAACGCGTTCCAGTGGAAGCCGACGTTTTCCTTCGATGCTTTCGGATTTTTGGCGACGAACGCTCCGGTCGCATTGAGTTCACGACGGGTGCGCTCGCCGTCGTTGAAGTAGTGGTTGCACGACTCACAGCGCATTGCAGTGGTGCGCCGGACTTCGTCGTAATCCCATTCGCCGAATTCATCCCTCGCCGACTTGCTCCACTCGACGCATTCCCATTTAAACGGCTGCCGGTGATGGCACTCAGGACAAGCAAACGTCCACTCGCGCTGGTCAGTGGATTCGAACTTCCTGTGGGTGTCATCGTCCTCCTCCCCGCCCTGGCTCATGAAGATGCACTTGCCGAGCCACCCAAAGGCAGTGACGCGTGCCTCGGCTTCCGCCATGTGACCGACCGGCCAGCGCCACGTCTCGTCCCCGATCAACCAGCGAATCGAGCGTCGCTGGAGGTTGGTCTTATTGTGCGCCCCAAGAATCCAGAGCGTCATTCCGTTGTTGAACTGGATCGTGTTGTTCTTGCGCTTGTGGCGGTGGATGCCGGTCGGCATGAGCCGTCTCACAGGCTCGCATTGGTCGAAGAGCTTCTGCAGGCGCGACTCGGAATAATCGCGGGCATCCTCATCGGTTTGGTCGAGCCAAAGGGCTGGCCCCGGAAGGTTGGCGATGATGTAACAAATCGTCAGCTCGGGTGCTGTGGTCTTGGACGATTGCACCGACGCGATAATCGAAACGAGTCGGATGCGCGGATCGACCAATGATTCCATGACCTCGCGAATCCACGGAGAGTTGTCCGAACGGAAGCGTCCCGGGTTGGGTGAGTAGGGAATCCCCTCGATGTGATCCTCGCACCATTGCCAGGCAGGCCGACGGTCAGGCGGTTGCCATGCTTCGCGCCAGATGTCGTGTAGCACTTTCATGATTCGTGGAGGCAAAGGAGAACCTCATCAATCGCCTGTCGGCATTCCCGCTGGATGCCGGTGGCGTCGAGACCGGATAGGATGGGCGGAAGTTCGTTTTCAAACTTGGCCCGCAGGATGGAAGTCGCTCGGGCGACATGGCCGATCCACTCGCTCTTCACCAAATGGGTCGGAACGTATTCGCCCCTTTTTACGGCGATACGAAGCTCCCGCTCCTCGACTTCTGCGAGCAACTTCCGCGCCTTGAGAGCCTCCTCGTTGCCGACCGGAGTTTTGCCTGCCTTGAGTCCCCGCAGCCGGACGAACTCGCGCCAGTCGGCCACCGGCCACAAGCCGTTGGACAGCGGCTTCGGAGAACCCTCCATCTTCTGCCAGGTGTTAAGCGTGCGGCGACTCACACCTAACACAGCAGCAAGCTCGACGAGCGTTTTTGCATAGGCGAGCGTTTCCTCGCTGCCAGCCGCCCGTGATTCAATGCGCGCCCGCTCGGCCACGGTGAGCGGTTTTCCGGCCGCCACTTTACGCACGACGTTCTGGAAATCCGCGTCGAGGATCTTTTCCGCGACATCAGCGGGGAGCACGGGTGATGTCGAATTCCCTTGGCTCATGGTTTCACGGCGACCCATCCGGCAAAGTTGAGGTGCCGCCAGAAGCAATCGACCGAGGTGAAGCCTTCCTGATGGAGAAGTTCCTCATTCCAGCGGGCGGTGACGGGCACCAGCACGCCTTCGAGCGACAGCCGCTTGCGGTCGATCTGACTTTCGGAGTATCCATTCTCCCGTTTGATGTTGAGGAACAGGTTCACGAACGCCTCGTCGAGTTTGGAGGTCGCGCCGAGAATCTTCTCCACCAGAATAAAGGCTCCACCCGGAGCCAGCGACTCGAACACGCGGCGGATGATCTGCTGGCGATATTCGATAGGCGTGAACTGTAGCGTGAGAACCGAGAGCACGAGGCTGGATGTCACACCGGGGAATTCATGGCGCAGGTCGGCAGACTGGATGGTGACGCGATTGCCGTGCGGGTGGTAGTTGAAGTTCTGGCGTGCCGCCTCGATCATCGGCTCGCTGATCTCCAGGCCGATGTAATCGTTGGCCGCGCCGAAGTTGGCGACGAATGGCAAGAGCGCCTGACCGCGGGAACATCCCATGTCGATGATGGCGGTGCCGGGTTGCACGAAGCTCCGTCCTACCTCGTAGGTCACCATCCGCATCGCGTTGTATTGCGGAATCGACCGTTGGAGCATGTCGTCAAACACGGCGGTCACTTCCTGATCGAACTGCCAGGCTCCGCGGGGAACGACTTCATCACGTTGGGCTTCACTCATGCCCGCGTGGCGGATGTCAACGCGACAGACGTTTCACGATCCGCGTGCCTTCGGTCAGTCGGTCACCTTCCGGGGTGACCCAGAAGCACGGGATCGAAAACTTCGCATACATATCGCGAGTCCGTGGGTTGCTTTCGATCGCGATGTAGCGGGCGTCATCGCCATGAATTGGGAACACGTCCTTCTTGAGCAGATGCTCCTTGATCGCCGGGGGATTCCACCAGCCCTTCGGCGCGAAGCACGCATCCTGGGGGCGCCAGCCGGTTTGCTCCTCGATGCGGTCGAGCGTCTTGATCGTCCAGGTTTCCGGGCGGGCGGTG